CCCACTTGACGCGGCACATATACTCCAAGAGATTAAAGTCGAGGATTACTCCCCCGCGTTGTCATTACTTACCTCATCTTCCTTTGGTTGCGGAGAACTTCCGTTAAACGCTTTGATAATAGCCGTAAACACGGTAGTCATATTGCCCATGGTTAAGAATCCTTCCGTATCATCTATGGTCAGCTTAGGATCTTCGTGGATTAATCCTGCGTGCAGAAGCAAGACCAAATGGTCCATGCCCTCGATGTCGAACTCTTGATTCATTTTTTGCATATCGTTAAAGGCCTTTACCACGCTTCCCGATTTTTTGGCAATAAGTTTTAAACCCTTGATTGTAAATTTAATGTGTCTAATTTTGTCGAGTTTGATAGGTTCCCCTATGTAGCTCATATCGTCAATATCCATTTTTATCCTCCTCAAGTATAGTTAAGGGCGGGGTTTCCCCCGCCATCAATTAAGCCGATACAGCAAAGTTTGTAACGCTGTTGGCTGCCAGTGCGTTGCCAGACATATCCTTAACATTCGCACTTGCAAACGCAATGTAAACGCCCGAAGCGTCAAGGGATGCCGTAGGATTAAACGTGACAACGGTATTATCGGTACTGATTGTTACTGCACCAGCAACCGCCGTTCCATCAGCTTTCGTGAGCGTAAAGTTTGCACCTGTTGCATAAACAGGTTGGATTGCCTTGTCGAATGTCCAGACAACGTTCACGGTAGCCAATTGGGCTACTGCTGAATCAGCAGGAACAACAGTGACGGTAGGCGGCGTGGTGTCTGGCGTGATGTCGCCAGTGGTAAACCATCCCGAACCAGTAGAAGCGATGTAGGTTGCGGAGTCAGCATCGGCTATTCGCTTGCGTAATCCGTCCGAAATCCGCTGGATACCTGTTCCGCTAATTTTGTCGGTCTGGGGAGCTGTTTTTTCAGCCTTAGTGGCAAAGTCCTCGTCGGATTCCTTGAACTGCACTTTTAGGACTTTATAATACTTATAGGCTCCATTTCTCTTCTTGCTTTTCCACATTACGCAAAAGTAGGGTTTAACATCGGTAGTTGACGGAGTTCTCACCCCAGCAACCATAGTCTGACCAAGGAGTAAGGCGCGCTCGTCTTCCGTAACATCTGTGTTCTCGATTTCGATTTCCACGTCTCCATCGTCGCTGTAGATGTCAACGGTTTGGTCGTCAGCATATTGCATTTCCATAGAACTCTTGTTTTTTACGCCCAATTTGATGAGTTTTTTAGTGAAGGCATAAGGCGTATCATATGTGGCCGTTCCTCCGGATGGATCTGTCAATAATTTTGAAATTGTTAAAGCCTCTGCACCAATGCGTGAATTTGCCAATTAAATTACCTTCTTTCTTTTTTTGGATACAAAAAAACACCCGCTATAAAGCGAATGTTAATTGTTGAGTTTCGTTTTTGTAGTTTAGGTATTTAAGTATTTCTTGCTCGCGTAATTTAGAGTAATGTTTGAATTCGGGGTACCAAACCCTAAAATCTTTTGCTCCCTTGCTGCTGTTACAGGAGGAACAAGCTGGTAATATGTTATTGGTGCTCAGTTCACCAAGTTTACTAACTGGCACAAAATGCTCTACGGTCAATGGTTTGCTTTCGCCGCAATAAGCACACTTGTCGTTAAAATATTGTTTAATGGTTTCCCATTGTTCGGTCGTTAATGTGCTGGGGAGTTCTCGTTTTCTCGCCCTGCGCCCTTGTGTAAGTATATTAACCTTATCGTGGTTATTTTTGATCCACTTTCTTTTAGATACAGACCTTGAATCGGGGTTATCTTCTCCCCATTTCTTAGCCCTTTGAGCAGTAAGTTCCTTGTTATCAATATACCATTGCTTTCCGTATTGCTTGCTTAAAAGCGGGTTGTCTTTGCGCCATTGCTTACTACTCGCAAGGGAAGATTCTCTGTTTCTTGCATAATACTGCTTGTTGTACTCTCGATTATCGGCGTACCACTGTTTACGTTGCTTTGCCGAGCACAACTTACACCTTGAGTCCAGTCCATTCTTACCCTTTGATTGTCTTCCGAAATACTCCAAGGTAGCAGGAAACGATTCTCCACATTTAGTACACGTCTTTTTGGACATAAAAATTAATACCTCCACTCGTATTCTTTCCTATTTTCAAAGTGGGAGCCGGATAGGAATTCCGTTTTAACAAGGTCATGACTCCTTGTTCTCCCACCTATATTATACCATAAATTACGCCGTAAAGGTGCCGCTATATGACATAATTTTATGTTTGACCACTTGGCCTGTATCAAGTTGTTCGTCCTGATCCATCGAATAGTTCCTGCCAAATTGAATACCGTGCATCACTCGATTAACATGTCCAGCCAAAGTCGAAAGACTCGCCGTTCCCCATAGGTGAATACGGAATACAACCTCCGACTCAATTTCTTCGTCATCCGCACGAAGGGCTTCACCGTTGAATATCTCTTCGTACGTCAAATACGGATAAACAGGAGCAGAGGGAAACGTTGCTATCCCCTCAAACATTCGTACCTTCGGCACAATTGCAATCAGCGCGGCATCGGTACTCAATGCGGACGCAACCAAAGGCTTGGCATTATACATCCCTTATCGCCTCCGCTATAACTTCCTTCATGGCATCCTTTGTTTCCTGTCTCTTGGCCAAAAATGCAGGTTCCATAAATGGCTTCGCGCTCATCTTTACTGTGCCGAACTCAAAAAAGCGAGCATAAAAGAAGTGTCCTTCAGGCCCGACATTGATGTATCTCCGAACTCCTGAACCTAAGATTTTGCTAAGAATTATGTTGTCTTTGAGGTGTTCAACCGCGTATTTCTTGCCCGCTTTGTACTGCCATGTTTGAGGGTTCTTTGTTCCGGTTGGTGCGCTATCGCTAATTGCTTGCCGGATTACTTCAGCGCCCTTTTTGAGTGCCTTTTCTTCAGCCTGTTTGACGTTTCCACCTACCGCTTGCAAACGATTTAGCAACTCACTCATTCCAGAAAGGTCAATGGGCATTACACAACCCCCTTGCAAGTCAGCAAAAGTCCATTATCTTTTTCCCCTTCGTTAATTGGGTCGCCAATAATCTCCAAATACCTACCTCTGAACCTGATCCTTTGGTGCGCAGTTATGTTCGGGTTGTACAGAATCTTAAAAACTTCCGTTATTTCCGCGTTGCTGGTGGCTAGTCGGTAAAATTCCCGGCTAGTTTTTGCAAGGGGTTTGGCCCATACTGTTCGCCAATCGGCCCATGTTTCGATGGTGTTTAGTTCGGCATCTTGCGTGATGGTTTTGTTTTGGATGGTGATTCTGTGAGTTAATTCTCCCGGATTCATGCGCTTCGTCACCTACTTTTAAAATAAAGTTAAAATATCCCCTTTTTGGCCTTTACATGTAATGCAATTTGCAGTACAATAGTATTAAGTAGAAGTCGAGGGGGAAGTAACCATGCAAAACTTAATACAAAAGCAAATCAGCGATAACAAAAGCGTCTTAGGTTATGAGGTTATGGGATGTGACGGATGCAGGGAGCCTTACTCAGGAGTCATAAAAGAGGTTTCCATCTATGACCACAGTGTACTTGGTAGAGTAGTTCAAGTTTGGGTTGAATGGGATAATAACATTGGTCATTTATCTCCTTACATGCCATATCAATTCGAAAATTGGGAGAAACGTAGAGGGCTTGGCGTTTACTATAAAGGGAGGGAAAGCTAAATGGATTATGATAAATTTGTTGCATTGTCTGGTAAGATTGTTATTCATATTGCTGGTTATGCAAAAGCTCAAGATTTCAGGCCAAGTAAGCACGATGCGGATAATTTCGCAAAGTATGTTCGCGAATTACTTATTAATGTTGAACCGTATTTAAATACTTTAGATTCATATACAAAAAGGAGAGATCTGCGTGAATAAAGACTTTGAAAGCAAAGAGTACGCCAGCATGAAAATTCAAAAAGAAAGGATATTATCCAATACCATCAATATTCGCTGCACCCCAGAAGAGCATGAGGCTATCGCCAATAAGGCTAAATCATATGGTATGAGTATCAGCGAATACGTTCGGTTCGTCAGCTTAAACGCTAAAATAGCGGTAACAGCGTATAAGAAGCTTTAGACCTAAATATTTACAATCCGATCTTGCCACAAGAGAGCCGACAGAGTAAATTCTACTTCCTTGGCACTACCCAAAGCTTGATCAACAGGCACCCGGTTATGAAACCAATGGCTAATAAGTAACTTCATAGCTTGGACAACCTTCTCTGGCACATCCGAGGCGGCACCATAACCACAAGTAAACGTCACAATCACAGCGTCTAAGGGAAACTGCGTAAAGGATGGCCATGTCTTGCCATAGGCAGGGACAACGCGCCCCACAATCCCGCGTATGCTCGTTACATAGTCGGTATTAGCCGCCAAGGTTGCCGTTACTCCAGCGCTGTTTTTGTAGGTAATTGAACCGATTGACTGTAAATTCCCCTTCGGAATCTCAATCTCTCCCGGAAAATAAGGCATTGCCATTTCCCAAACTTGGGTGATGTACGCTCGGTTCTGGAAGTCCTCGCAGTATTCTCTGGCAACCGTGATAAGACTTGTTAGGTAGGTATCCTCAGTTGCGTATTCTTCGTAGTCTGAGATTTTTAGATAGTCTTTTATTTGTGTTAAGGTCAAGGGTTCTGTTGCGGGTGGGGTTTTCAATGTGAGGTTGTACATAATTTACCTCCAAAGGAGAGGCGGCCCGATTAAGGCCGCCAATTTATTACGTTATTACCGCACCCGGTACAAGGGGTTCATATTCGACAAACAAGGTTACCGCCCCGGTCGCTGGCGGCCCGGCGCTATAGATGGTCTGAATTACGCCCGGGCCAAGAATCAGAGGCATGTTAGCGTTTGCCGCTAAGACTCCAACACCAACGTCAGCACACTTAGTCAGTACAGTTGCCTTAACTCCGTCAACCAGAAATAGTTGTTGTGCAGCTGCGCTCGCCGTATCAGTTGCAGCACACAAGTCTGTTGCTGTTTTGCCGGTCGGAGTAAAGGAAAATTTCAAGGTATTGGCTCCGGCTGGCAACACCGTTGTGACAAGAGCGCCAAGGCGTTCAATCTTAACGATCCCTGTGATTGTAAATTTAGTGGCTGTCCCAGTCAAGGAAGCAGCCGCTTGTCCAAGACTTACGCAGCGCCCCATTTTTTCCTTGATATCTTCAAGGCGCTCAAGGGCCGATCCGTTGTCATTAGCTGTTACAAGGGAGGAGTCGAATTCATTATTTGCATCGTCGTACCCAAGAACCGGGCCGATTGGCTGAACATTATATCCATCAGGTATCGTTGGCATGTTGTTTCCTCCTTTAGTTTACTGAGATTTCACCGTCTGCAACTTCGGCAGTTTGAACGGTCGGCAACGTCTTTGCGTTGTACCGAATGGCAATAATGCTATCGACAACCGCATTTTGAGTGTCAATAACCAAGTCGCCGCGAACGTACCGCTTGCCGGGTTGAATTACATCAAGAATGAGCAGGTTGTTGTCGGTGTCGTTCAGCGTTGCCGTTACGGTTGAAGTTGTGGCTTTATACGCTCCATCCCCAAGGGCTGCCTCGTTGCCACAAAAAGCCTTCAAGGTAACAACAGACGCGGCAGTCACTTCACCGAGGATTGCCACAAAGCAAACACTGTTAAATTGCCCTTCGGTTGTAGATCCGAGGTCGATGATGGCTCCACCAGTAATATCGTCCACGGCTGCGGCGGCGGCGACTGATGTTTTTGTAAATAAGCAGGATTTTAATAGGGATTCAATCACTTTTCATTCCTCCAATTCTTTTTTAGGGGGAACAGGACGTTTTTGAGCGCCCTGTTTTGCTAATTAGCCCAATTTAATCCCCTACCAATTCGTATGTCTTTTCAAAAATGTCGATCTTACAGGGGTATATCTCTTCCACTAACTCCCGTGATCAACATATCTTCCGGGGTGAAATTCATAGTTCCCTCAAGCGTGAGTATAAGATAACACTCGTCGTTTTCATGCGTAATTGCATGACCATTATACTTAAATGACCACGGAACACCATTCACTATGTTTGCTCCATTGTTTTTTCCATACTCGATTAGCTCCTGAAAAGTGATTGCTTCAATTACAACAGGTTTCTTTCTGTAATATGCCATCGTTAATTCCTCAACTTCCTGTTTTATCAATTAGCCAAGTTTAATACGGGCAAAAGCCTCGGACACAACAGGCGCGCCATCAGTTTCAAGCCGCGCAATGTAGTCAATTTGGTTCGTTCGGGCATAAAGTTCCATCAAGATCTGCATTTCCATAGACAAGCTGTCGCAAATCCAGTAGTTCTTGTAGTCGCCGTACATTCCAACATAAAGGCCAGACGTGAAGGTTGCCGGGACATATTCGGACGAATTGACAGGCTTGCCAAGCAACATATCCGGGGTTCCAAGCACGACAGAGGATTGCCAAATATACTGCCCTTCTGCGTTCTTCAGTTTCGCCAGTTGTTTTACGGCCAGACGATTGAAGATCCATTCGCAATTCTTCTGATATCCATCTTTAATGCTGTATTTTGCCTCCAAAAGCCCGTCGAACTTGATTTCAGTCGCGGTATTTCCGGTCGAAACGTCACGCGCTGCGGGGATTCCATCGGCAGAAGCAACAAATAGTCCGAGAGGTTTTTGTACTCCATCACCTGTCATATAGGCATTTTCAAGGAGTTCGGCAAAGGCATAGGCCATTTCAGCCGTGACAATACCCTCTACGCCTGGAGCATTACGGATAAGAGTCTTGGAGATTAGGATTTCAGCAGTTGCCGGGTTGGTCTTGAACTCGCGTTTGCCGAATGCCAAGGAAGTGTCTGCGGTTGGTGCGGAAATCTCAGTTCCCCATACAGCCGCGCCCATGCGCGCTGTCCGCGTTGGGTATCCGAGGGATTGTGCGCCTTTCAGTGGAGGTAGGACGTTCGCCTTTTGGCGAATGAACATGGAATTGTCGATGGTCTTAATTAAGGTGTTCACAAATTGCTCAGGTGCTACCAAGTAGCCAGCTTGCGTGGGGTTCGATTGCTGCAAAGCGTTGTATACTTCATAGGCTTCTCGACTTCCGTTCATGATCACTTCTTTAAAGGCGTTCATGATTTCGTCAGTTTTGCCTTTATTCTTGGTGTCGTCGGTATCGTTCGCCTGTTCTCCAATGGCGCGTTCGCGGGCTAGTTGTTTTTCTTCACGGATAATCAGGTTGTTGATTTCATCGAAGCGGGATTCGTTTCTGCCCAGTTCTTCCTTCTTCTCGGCGGTCATTTCCACGGCTTCGAATTCGGTCATAATGTTTCGGATGCTGTTTGTTACTGTTGCGCGTTCCTGTTTGAGTTCGGTTAATTTAACACCGTTCATGCTATATACCTCCTAATAATTTTAATTTTAGTTTGTGGAATTCCGAGTTTTGTGCGGATAGGTTTGGTGTTTTTGGTTCTTCTTTGGGCACTATAGCAACAGGCTCAGGCGGCGAAGCCTCCCTGTACATCTCGGGGTTAAAGTTCTTGAATTTAGATGTGTCTATCTTCACATCTCCGTAATTTAAAAAATCACCATTTATCGAAGCGGCAACCTTCATCTCTTCTTCAATTTCATCAATAAACCCACATGCTAAGGCTTCTTTTGCGGTCATCCATGTTTCTACAGCCATCATTTCTGCTATCTTTTCCCTGCTCATGCCCGTTTTTTCTTCATAAGCATTAATTATGGTTTCTTCAAATTTATCCATTACATCAGCTCTTTGCCTCATTGCATCAGCGTTTCCAGATATACCGCCCCATGGTTTATGCCACATTGTCATAGCATTCGAAGGCATGATCGTTTTATGACAAGCGCACGGTATCAAGGATGAGATCGAAGCAGCAAGACCATCAATATATGCGACCTTTTCAGTCGCCCCATGCCTTTTTATTAAACTGTATATGGCTTGACCTGCGGGAACACTTCCACCACCTGAACAAATATGGACATTTAACGTATTGATATCTCCTAGCGCTTTAAGCTCAGAATCAATTTGCAGTGGAGTAATTTCATCTCCCCACATTTGAGCGCTTGAAATATCTCCATACAACATCAGTTCTCCAACTTTTCCTTTTACTTTCGCTTTTACTTCCCAGTAATTTTTCAAGCTTGTGCCCCTCCTTTTTGCGCTCCCTTTGGAAGATTGAGTGGTATAGCTGTAATTGGGATCATATTGCCATTGATCGCGTAAATGTCTCCACCATCCTCGGCAGGAATTCTATTCATCCCTTGTAGATCCCTGATCTCATTGGCGTTCATCCATCCATCTTGCCTAGCGTTGTGGTAATAAGCAGTTTGTGCGGCAATATCACCTTTGAGAAGTTTGTTAGTATCAAAGTTGGCAGACAATACCCTCTGCTCCTTGGTGTTCAATAGATCCTTATAGATTGTCTGCTCCAACCGTTCGGCCATGGGATTCAAACACTCTTGAACATACTCGATATTTACCTGTTCCACGTTGTTAAAGGTCATCTTGTCCAAGTCAAAAACCTTATGAGGAGGCACTCCAAAAATTCTGCACACTTCCTCGATTTGCATCTTGCGAGAATCAAGAGCTTGGGCATCCTTTGGATTGCTGTCCATTTTATTGACCTTGAATCCGCCCTCTAGGATCGCCCACTTGTGCTGATTCATCACGCCGCCGTATGTTTTCTGCCAGTCCTCTTTAAACTTTAGGAAGGCAGGAGAGTTAATGGCTGCCGGGTATTCGATGAACCCGCCCATGTTTGAGCCATTCTCAAAAAAGTCTTTGGCATAACCATTGAGCGCCATTGTCAAACCAAGGACGTCTCCTGCAATCTTAATGGCATCCTCCGGGAGAGTTTCGTCCTGGAACCTGAATCCTGGCGTATACATGTACCGTCCCTCATACAGGCGTTCATATTTTCCGTTGCTGTACGTTACGTCAATATAGTTTTCGCCCGTGACAGAGTTCCAATTTTGAAACACTCGGCAAGTCGGAATGTTCCAAAGGGCTTTAATAAATCCATTCTGGTCGCGCTCGATCTTCGCGAATGCTCCCCAAGATAGCATGAGGTTGACGATGTACATGTGCCAGAACTCGTAGCTAGTCGTTTTGGGATTTGGCAACATTCTCAACATTTTATAAAGCGCGTGGTTTGTCGCTTTTGTTTTTCCTTCGGATGTTTCTTTTTGAAGATGACAACCGAGGCTCGCCATAGTCTTTGCCACAACATCTACGCAACGGATAACCACGGCAACCTTCAACGCTGTCGATGCTGAAACATTGTACCCTTTGCCGTTGAGGTAGTTGTTCCATGCGCTGTCGTCGGACAGTTGAGGGAGAGATTGAACGAGTTGATTTGTCGGCTCGATTAACTTATTGAAGATACCCAATTATTTTGTCACCCCTTTAGGCCACCCCAGGTAAGTGATATAAATTCCACATATGATCCACATTGCAGAGGGGTGAATTGTGTACAATCCTTTTCCGGTCATTAATCCACCCAATATAATCAATGAATCCTTTATGTCAGGCAGCTTGTCTCTATTTTTTTTGAGGTATTCTAGTATTTTCAAGAGCGTATCACCACCTTATGCATTACCTGATTATTCTTGATTTATCTAATTTAGGAATAACTAAATTTCGAACAAATTCCCTAGGCTCTCCACCGCACTTTTTGCAGCGATCGAATTTTCTTTTCATGCCTTCTTCGGATACTACAAGAGTGTTATGCTTGCAGTTATTACAATCTTTTGCGTGGTTTTTTGTATCCAAATTCTCACCACCTTACAGCATCAGTATCCCGCGTTCTTCCGAGTATGGGCACTTAGGTTTTTCCTCGCTCAGTAAAGCCCTGAACAACGCGTTAATGATTGCAGCCGCCAAGTCTATCCTCTGTGAATCGTCCTTGTGCTTCTTGGATAGCTTGATAAGTTCTCCCTCACCCTTCAACTCGATGGCATTGTTCAAGCACCACGCAAGCAAAGGACTTCCGTCATGTACTATTTCGCCACTCAATGTAAAATCTCTCAATTTCTTTGTCGGCTCAGAAAGACTTGTAAACCCTTGTCTGATTTCAATTGTCTGATACCCTTCGCCATCAGGCCCCATTTCGTTCATGAACTGTCTAGCCCCGTAAGGGTCACAGCAAAGCTCTTTCATCTTCCAACCTTGGTCAAACTCCATGTCGTGAATGTAGCTTTTTATTTCTCTATCATCAGTTACGGCCCCGGGCGTGATGGTACACCAACCCCCATTGTCTGCCCAATATTGGTACGGCACCCTGTCTGTATGTTCGTGCTTGGTAACTGTATCCTTGGGTATAAAACCATGAGCGCACACCGCATAAAGGGGATAGACTATTCCCCTCGCTGTCTTGACAGGGGTTAATCCGTCTAACTTAAAGACAAATCCGGACGCTGTTAAGTCAATACACTTAGCCAAGTCCTCGCCGTTGTAGCACTCGCGACCCCTGACAAGATCGAGAAATTCTTTTCGCGGAATGGCAAGGTCTTTCCACTTGTCCATACAACCAGAGAAGTATTTGTTTACTGCTCCTGCTTGGAATCTATTAACCCTCTTGATCATCCATTGCCGAATCTTCGAGGGGTCGCCACTGCCAAACGCTAGGTCGTATTCATCCTTCACCGTAGCGAGAAGTTCATCGGCGTAGTCGTTTTTATTCTGGAACATTGGGTTTGCTTTAGGCCAGCAGGTTTGGTCGTGGGGATCGTCCTCGTCGTCAATCTCTCGGATCATCACAAAGTAAGACTCGTTAGGTATCTCACCTTCCAGAATCTTTTTACAAATGTTATCCTCTTTGAAGCAAGGACTATTTTCTGCATCCTCCCCGGCTGTCGTGATGATGAACTCTAGGCACTGTGAGCGCTTACCTTTGCCGGACGCTGTCACGTCTTTGATCAGGCTTGTAGGATGAGCGTGATATTCATCAATTACGATCATACATGGGGAACCGCCGTCTTTGTTCTTGCTGTCCTTGGATAGTTTTCTGATCTTTCCCCCGCGCGTTTTGTGGGTTATGGCTGCCTTTTGTATCTTCAATCTGTTTAGGATTCCAGGAGAGGCAAGGCCCATCTCTCGAGCATCTCCCCAAACAATGTTGGCTTGTTCTCTGTCAACTGCTCCGATGATAATCTCTGGGCTCGCTTCATACTTTGCGAGGTCAGGTCTGCCAGGAGGGTATAGAGCATCGGCGCACATTCCATAGTTTGTCACGCCTGACATTTCGGTTGACTTGGCGTTTCCTCTGCCTATTCTGATATAGGCTGTCTTGTATTTTCTCTTTCCAGTGTCCTTGTGAACCCAACCGAATACTGACCCAAGGTCGAATTTTTGCCAATTGTCCAGCTCCATTGGCTGTCCAGAGAATGGGCCGCGAACGTGGCGGCAAACCCTGAACCATGCGAAGATTCTGTCGGCCCGGCTTTCATCAAAAACAAAAGGAAACCCTTCGGTTCCCTGTCTTTCTAAGTCTTTTAGATGTCTTTTGCATGAGAGTTTTTCCCACTTGCAAGCTACGATATCGCCATAGACAACATCTGTTGCGTATTGTGTTACTATGTGCATTAGCCATCACCGAATAGGTACGCGTCAGGATCTTCCTTGGCTGGACCTTCTTTCTTCTGGATAGAACGTAGGGCCGATTGGATTGTTAGAATGTTTTCCTTGCCAATGTCCAGCATCATCTTTCGTTTGTCCATGATCTTTTTGTCGCAAGCAAAAATCCTATCTTGGATCTTATCCTTCTTCTCTGAGTATGTGAGGATGTCTATCTCCCTATTTTTGCGCGCTTCTTTTAACTCCACTAGGTCAGATTGTAATTCTAGTTTCATGCCTTCAAACTCTTTACACTCTGCATGAAGCAAGCAATGAGTATTTATGATGTTTCCACTCAGGTCGTCGTCTTTGTCAATTGACTTGAGCAGCCTTTTTACTCTTACGAATTCCTTATGGGCGATAGGGTTTGACTTAACTTCAGGGTTTTCCTTCATGGATGTTCCGGTTAAAAGTGCAGACTCTGCTTTTTCTCTGATTGCTTTTTCTGCTTTTGTCCGGTGCCCCGTGACTAGGGCTAGTGGTTTTGTTGGTCTTCCTCCTGGCATCGGGACACCTCCTATCTTTTATACACTGTATGCATAAATATTCTATAGTTTTGGGATATTTTTTAACACATGAG